TAGCCCGTGACGCGCGCACCGACGACCTGATTGCCGCCAACATAATAGGCCGCAGAAGTGTTGATCGTCCCCACACCTTTGCTGCCGCCAGTCGGAGCACCCCACACGAGTCCGCCATCTCCCGCGACGTACCCGCGGAGGATGGCGTTGGTGCAGAACGCGATGTTGGCGACCGAATCAGTAAACAGGTTAAGCGAACTGGCACCGCCATAGCTCGTATAGGTCGATGAGGTAAAGAAAAGAAACGATGAAATGCCCGTATCGGTCTGGAATCGAAGCACAGCGGCAGCGCTAGTACCGGCATTATTATTTTGTGCAAAAAATCCAGAATTCCCGGCAGAAGACGTGCTCGTGTTAATTCCGCCCCCACTGAAGATGGCGCCGCCGACACCCAGACCACCAGCTACCGTCAGCGCGCCGGTCGTGAAGCCGCTGGAGGCAGTGGCGCTGAGGACAGCAACAACGCCGGTCGTCTTCGCTACAGTGAGCCAATAACCCGCGCCCTGGGCGCCAATGACGAAACGATCGGAACTGCTTGCTTCCTTACCGACAAACCAAACGTTGGTACCGGAAGGATCGTTAAAAAGGATGGATACCTCGGCAACATTTAGATTGATCCCGGCTTGGAAGTAACCATATGTGGCCGCCGGCAAGGCCCCGAAGCAATCCAGTGTGCCGGCGCTGAAACTAACCGGGACGCCGGTGCCGCTGGATCCATGGAATACGGTCGTTCGTGTCAGTGTCGTCCCACCAGCATTGAGCGTACCTAATCCAGTCTCCCACTGCAGGCCGCCGATAGCACTGATGCAATACCAGCCGGTCCCGCTCGCGCCCCAGCCGTTCAAGAAGGTCTGGAATGAAGCAACCGCACTCACGGCAAGAGTCACAGCTCCGGTTCCCCCGGCAAAGAAGACCTGCTCGCGGACGCGGTCGGCTACTACGAATGCCATGGATGACGTGCGCTCGCGCGCACTCCCTATCTGGAGATCTTAGAGAGGAGCGGCTACAGCCGCTGTTTGATCTTATAGGCCCTGGAATAGGCAGGACCATCGTTGAAATAACCGTTGCGCGAAATCACTGGAGCGCCATTCGTGATCCGGCCGCAGAGAGTGTCGCGGCCAAGATTCGCGCTCGCGCAATTTCGGATGATCATGACGTTCTTACTTGCGCCGATGAGTTGGTCCAGGTCTTCGACCCAAGTGAATCGTTCCGTTGTCGTCAGCCACTCGAAATTGAAGTCCCACTCGCGATAGCGATTGCGTTCGTCGACCCAATCTGCACCGGAGCGTGTCGTCGTCACAATGCTGGGATCAACCGGCGCATCGCTCGCTCCGATGGCGAAGTTAATTGTCACCTGATTGCGCGCGCCGGTCATGAGGAATCCGGCCTCCAAATACGTCGCGCTGGTCTGAGCAATGTCGAACCGAATATATCGGGTCGATGCCGCCCCGTCCTTGAGCGCGACCAAATTGCCATAATATGGACTTATCCGCCCCGCCGCGGAGCCGGAGTCGAAAATTGCGCCGTCCAATGCCGTCGCGTCGGTCAGGGAGGCTCGCACGCGCGAGGTCGCCGTCCCGATCGTGGAGTAGAGACTCGATCCGATGCCGAACAGACCAAAAGTGTCCACGAGCGTAGCAGTTAAGAGATCCACGGTGATCGCCATGGAGGCCGCTTCGACGCGGCATCGCACGCTGGTATGTTGATTCTGCAGACGCGACGGGGGCGTTAGCGCCATTGAACCCGGGACGGCGATTGTCGCCGCGTCTGCTGCATTCAGGAACATGAACGCGGCGCGAGAAGTGATTGCCATTTTGTCAGCGCCAGGTTGCCATCATCCGAGCGCCCTCACCTCGATCGTGCCGTCATCTGGGATGTCGCTGATCGACACCACTCGCAGCAACCTACCGCTGTTCAGTCCGAAACGGGTCAACGTCACTCTGATCGTCTGACCGATGTCGAGATTGAATGGAGCGGCCTTCAGCCGGATCCGGTAGAGAACATAATTTGAATTTGCCAGCGTCAGGCTCCGGTTGGCCTCCGCCAGCGCGTCGGCCCCCAGAGCGAAATATGCCTCCCTCACCGGAGGGTCCTGCGCCATAAGACGATCAGCCAGGATCACATCGCCGTCTGCTTGCGTCGTGGACGCCACCTTGTAAGGCGTCCGGAGCCAAGCCGCCCGCGCCGGATCGATGTCGCCAACCCCGGCGAACGGATCACTGATGATAGTGCAGTTCCGCTCGTAGATCACCTGCTGACGCCACGGCGGCGGATCCAGACCGGACGGAAGCGTTTCGACATCGATGTCGATGATCTCCAGCTCCGTATACTCGCCCCCTGTTTGCGTCCCCGAAGGCGCGGTGAAAATTCCAGCCTGTAGCAGGCCAAGCCGCGTGAACCCGCACCATCCGCCGATGCCATGCATTAGCTTCGCGAACGACTCCGCCACAGTCTCGGTCGAGTTCTCATCGAGGTAATACTCGACCGGCGCCGGGTTTCCTCCGCTTGCTACAGGCAATTCCAGGTTTGCAAACGCGACTGTGTCTACCTCGGCCGGATCGCTGATACATCCATTGATGCTAATGATCCGGCGCATAATGCGTCCGGTCGAAGTGACATAGCCTCCGGAGTTGTCGCCCTGGACGTTGCAAGTGATCTGCTCATAGGCCGATCCAGTGCGGAACCTACCCTCTGCAAGGCACGTCGAGAACCACCCATCCGTGATCGCCGCTGCACGAAGCAGGGTTAGGTTCGCATAGTCCGCCTCTGGACCGTCGAGCGGATAGCCCTTGTCATAGACCGCCGTGATCGCCTGCACCGGGCGCCCCCCGTTCACCTCGAGTACGAGCTCTGACGAGATCAGCAGGACCGGAGTGAAGTCCCTCGGACTTCCCAGCGCCATGTTGCGGCGCTTGCCAGTCAGTTCCGGACCTCCCTCTACTCCTCCGGTCCCGGCATAGACGTTCGGCTGCGTGGGCACATCGAGTTTGAACGAATTGTCGCGGAATCCGAAGACTATCATCTGCCCATCAATGTCAACCGACGTCGCGGTGAGGTTAGCAATGGTCTGGGCAAACGCGTAAGGATGCGCCCGCAACAGCGCCTTGAATACGGCTCTCCGGCCGTCGAAGGCGTAGCCGCGGAGATACTGGTCGTAATCGCCGATATTGATAAGTCCGGCGTTGCCCCACGAGTTGCTGAGTCCGCCAAATCCGTCACCGCTGATGATCGACCGGTCGAACCGCGGCAGGTGTTCCAGAATGCCTGGGAGCGGCGTCCCCGAGGGCGTGTCGGTGGACCGCGTGATGTATTCCTCCGTGCAGGCGTAGATTTTGGAATCGGTGTCCGTTGCAATCGCCCTGACATCTAGTTCCATCGAGTAGATTATTCTCAGCTCGCCGGTCACAAGTGAAACGGTGAAATCCGGAATGGACGAGATTGCGGCAGATGAGATGGGACCGAGACCAAGACCGGGCATCAGGCCATTCTCTCGATGATCTTGTAGTTGGACCGAAGAGACCCGCCCAGGAATCGATTGGTGCCGCTACCGTTCAGCGTGATAGTCGCCGCCCGATCTGGTCCTATCCGCAGTGTGAACGTAACGGCTGATGTGGTGTTGATGATCTGGCTGTGCGCCAACCTCAGCTGGAAGATATCGGTGCCGCTCGTCAGCGCGGGAGCCGCCATCCATCCTGATGCGATTGCATTAGTTGTGGAGCCCTGGAATATCGCCGCTATTACAATACTGATGGTGCCGACCGAGAGCTGAAGCAGTGCGTCGTGCTCTAGGATGTTGGCGGGAGACGACGCTGTAAACGCGGTGGAAAAGTATTGTGACCCCTCAGTGATCTCGGGGAACGTATCGTCCGAGATGAACTGTCCCGACGAAGTAAGACCAGCAAAAGTGAAGTTGTCGAAGGAGTTGATGAAGTCTCCGGGCTTCTTCACCCCGGCCCCGAACATTTGAATCACATCGGGTTTAACCCATGTGCCCGGAGTCGAGAGACCGGAGTTCCACGTCATAAACCCGATAATCCTGAAGGGCTTGGACGTGACCGCAGTTGACGTATAGACCACGCCTGCAGAATCTGCGGCCCCCGCCCCGCCTTCTGCGACCGATGTCCGTAGGAACGATTCATCGAGTACGGCTGCAACGATTGCCGTCGTGCAGACGATCGCCCCTAGCCTGACGGTGCCGGCGTCGTCGAATAACACAAACCAGATTCGGAATGCGACCGAAGCGGACGCCACTCCCATAGTCGACCCAGAAGAGATCGTCAGCGTCAGCGGAGCTTTAATCTGCCGGGTGACATAATTCCCCGTGGCTACAGTCGGATTGCGAAAGGCAGCATAGACCGAGCCATCTGCGCTGTCGGCGGGATCATTGCCGGCCGAGGTCTTTATCGATATGCGAAGGGCACCTGACGCGACCGCCGCATCGCTTGAGTGATCATCCGCAACAATTTTTCCGTTGGCTAGGCCAAAATGCAGACCAGAAATGCCGATGGCGGTGCAGGCAATTCCCGCCGTTGGAGAGACCGGAAACACCGGACCAAGACTGCCGACGAAGTTCCTGGCTCTCGCCCAATAGTAGTACGTCAACTCCTCGATCAAGCCAGCATGCTGAGCTTCCGGGCTGCCCTCGGCCACCTTGGTCGCAGTCGAAAAGTCATTGGTGATCGATGAGTAGAATTCGACCATCGCAAGCGCGATGTTGGCAATGGCCCCGCTGCGATGATCATTAACAATCGCCTTCAACTTGTTCCCGCGCAGCGTCGGTGTTGCCTCCAGCAACGTAATGGTGATGTCCGAGGTGGGCATGCGGGTTTCAGCCCGTCATTTTCCAGCGTGGATTATTGCGGTCCTGCCGCGCCTCTGACTTGGTGGTCTCCTCCAATCCAGCTATTGCGCCGACGATTTCCTGCTGGGATTTTCCGGTGAGGTTGCAAAGCATATTGATAAGCTGCGCGAGCTTGAAGTTCTGGTCGGAACTTTCCTTGCGCAGCGACTGCAATTGCGAAATGACGCCGCTGTTGTCATTGGCCGCGGACCCAGGGAATACATCGATCGGATCTGATCCTGCGCGCAGCAACGTCGGATTGAGGTGCTCGGACACGAGCCCGGTATGGTAGGGCTGGATCGTGCCGCCTTGGGCGTATGTCCCGGTGAGTCGCGAACCACCAGAGGTATTTATGCTCGTCCACTGAGCCAGCGTGAAGGTGTTGGTTGCGATTGCGAATGTGTTCCATACGATTTTGTTCAGGGCGTCGATGACGTTGTTATTGAATAGTGTGCCACTCTGTACTCCCGTGGTGCCAGTGCTGTACTGGAAGGAGGTCTGCGACGAGGTTAATTGACGTGTAAGCAGTGTCAGTATTCCGCGAGTCCCCTCGTTATCGTTTGATCCTATGTATTGCGCAGCGTTGCCCGTGTTGATGACGACCGCACCGATGCCAGAGTTATTGGTCGAATTCAGCAAATTGGCGGCGGCGCCCGTGTTGATGCTGATGTTTCCGATCGATCCGGTGTTCTGGGCTGTGGCCCCAGTATTCTGGTAGATCGGAGGCAGAAACTGCGTCTGGAGCGACTGGGCAACCTGAGTGGCGTTAGAGGTATGAGCAGTGAACGTGGAGATGCCAGGCAGATTTGCGCTGAGAATCGCCGCGGAATTCCCCGTATTCGCGATCACGGTGCCGGTTTGAGCACTGATGGTCCCGATGCTGCCGGTGTTCGTCGCAATGGCGTTTGTATTCTGCGCTATCGAGCCAAGGCTCGACGCGGTGCTCCCGGTATTGCTAGCAACGATACCGGTCGTCGTGTTCACCGTTCCGACCGCGGTGGTAGTCCCGCCCACTGCCGTCGTGGTCGCTTGGATCGCTGCGATCGCATCGCGCACCGCGATCACCACTGGGTCGGTCGTCGCCTGCACCGCCGGCAGACCGAGCCCCTGCGAGATGATCTGGCTGCGAATGGCCTGATATTGCCCGGACGAGCCGAACATCGCCTGAGCGGCCTTGAGAAGATCATCGGCGGCCTTGGGAAACTTGTTGACCGCGTCGATATTACCGCCCTGTGCGAGCCCGAGGTTGGCGTTGTAGATGCTCTGCGCATTTGCCAGCTTGGCGCTCGGCGACAATGTCGAGCTCGGCCCGGCGACCAGTTGATTGAGAAAGTCGACGACGCTGCTAGCCCCGCTGTTGAGCCGGTCCTGCGCGGCGGCCTGGTCCTCGATTGCTCCGGTCGCCTCGTGCACCACCCCGATCAGATTGGGAAACTGGTTGGTCAAAGCGGTAAAGGAAGCACCGATCAGTTTATTGTCCTCGACGAGTTTCTGCGCCTCGGCCGCGAAGACCGAATCGGCGAGGCCCGCTCCTATGCCGAGCGCCGCTGAGTCTGCGAGATCTTGGGAATGCTGCGCGAACAGCGTGATGAAATCATTGACGAACGACCGCCCACCGGCTGCATTGAGCCGTGCCGTAAGTCCCGCCGTGAAGCTTGTGCTCAGGTCATCAATTGCTGCAGCTACGCCGTCCGTGATCGCCTTTGCTGCATCATCCGCCGACGTCCCAAGCGTCACCAGCGCGGCCTGGAGCCCGATGGCGGTGCCATGAACGCGGTCGAGCTCGTTGGCGGTATCGCTTAGCGCCTTCGGAGCCGAGAGCATGGCCAACAAGGTCGAGCGCCCGGCCGTCTGCGCCGTCTGGACTTGCTGCGTCGTCCCCAGGTCGCGCGTGTTGTTGACAAAATCGAGGATGGTCTTCGCTAAGCTGGCTACATTGGACCGCGCCTGTCCAAATACCGATGTGTCCCCGAGCTGATCGAGCGCCCCCTGCCAGCCGGCGAGGAAGTCCTTCACGGTTCGCTGGAAGAACGCTTGCAAGTCGTTGTTCAGTTGAATGCTGGCCGACGTGATCGCCCCATGGAAGCTTTGCAGAATCTGCATCGTCTGCAGGTTCACGTCCGTCATATGCTGCACGATACTGCCGCTGCCGGCGCCGCCGATCTGGCTCGACATCTGTTGAGCGGCAGCATTGGCCGCCCGCAGGTTCTCCGCGGCCTTGCGCTGCGCCTCGGAGGATTTCAGGAAGGCGGAGGAGAGAGCGGCAACAGCGGCAACCGTCGCCTCGACCGCGGCCTGCAGGTACTGGCCGCTGAACAGATCGATGATGGCTTTGTCCGCCATCTTTGTCGCAAGTTGGTCGAACGCCCCGACCATCGACTCGACGGCCGACTTGCCCTGCATAAGCCCGTTTACAAATGTCTTCGAGAACTCCTCGCCCGCAGACTTGATGTCGGAAATAGCGGCCGTCATCCGCGCATAGTTGCGCATGGCATTCGCAAAGTCGGATTCGAGAGGAATGCCCTGCGCCCTGAGCTTGGCATCGGTGGATTGATCCACCTGAGATTTGAAGAGCTGCTCGCGCTCAAACTTCAATTGATTGTCCAGCTTGGAGCTTTCCGCGAGCAACTGATTGCGAGTGCGCATATCCGCAATCTCTTTAGCGCTGAATTGCGCGCCATCACGGCGCGCCTTTTGGATCGCATCTTCCTTCTGCCTGACAATGTCCGTGACGCTTGCGAGGTCGCCAAGCTGACCCACGCGGAGACTTAGCAGTTGCGCATCCCTGCCAGCTTCGATCTCTGTTTTTGCCCGATTGTAGAGCCGCTGTGCTTCGGTGGCGTCCTCGAGGCCATGCTTATTGTTCAGGAATTCCATCGTGAGCTTTTCAAGCGCGAGCTTCGCGGTCTCCTGAATGGTCGCGCCGGCACCGAGCGCGTCCATCCAAAGCTTGGTCCTGTTGTATGCAATCTCCGCTTCCTTGGCGTAATCCTTGACCTTCTCAGTCACTGCCGCAATTGCGGGAGTGACGGTTGCGGGGACAGCAGTGATCGCGCCAGCGGGCGTACCGCCTTCCTGCAAGCCCATGTCCCGATCGACATTGTATCCAGATGCTTGCCGTCCGCGCCGACCGCCAAGACGAGCCGCGCCGGCTTCCCTCGCCTCCTCGGCTTCGCGCACCTCATCGATCGCGCGCTTCTCGTCGCCGTAGAGCGCAATCTTGTCCCTCTGGCTCAAAAGCACGGCAGATTGAACAGTGAGCAGCTTGCTCAATTCGGCGTTTTTCAATTCCTGTAACTTAATCTCCAACTCAAGAACGGATGCGCTGCCGACAAGCGTGGCCTTCATCGAATCGTATTGCTTTTGCAGAACTTCCAGAATGCGGCTCAGCGCTGCCCTTTGTTCGATGTCCTCCTTTGTGGTGCCTGCGTAGTTCTTAATAGCCTCGCCGACTTTCGTGACCCCTCCGGCTAACTCAACGGCTGCAAACACAGGATCCGCGCGACCACTGGCGCGGGCCCCGAAAACATCTTTCCAGAACAGCGCAACGTCCTTGCCCTGATCCTTTGCTGATTTCGCAGCAGCACTCAGGACGTCTAGGCGCTCGGCAAAGTTTGTGGTGGCCTCCATCTGCCGCTGGAATACCGGAGAAATCTTATTCAGCGCCTCAACCAATTCTCCGCTGCCGAGGGCCGCCCGTTCCGTGCTAATCGATGCCCGCTGCAGCCACGTTTCGATCTTGTCGCCAGCACCGAATTCGTTCGCGATCTTCTTGAGGCCGCGCAGTTGATCAACGCTGAGCCGGGTCGCTTCCGCGAGCTCCTGCAGGTCGCGCGCCTTCGTCCCGGCCGACGCCGCAATGTCCCGCACCTCACTGATTGCCGCAGAGACCGCACCAATACCAACAGCAGCCGCAACGCCCCATGGTCCCAATGAAGACAGGAAGACTCCAAACGGTCCGGCGCCGGCAGATAGCGCAATCAGTTGACCGCTGACGCCTGACAACGAATTCTGGAAAGCAGTCGCGACCGTCCCTGCCTGTCCGTATTTGTCCTTGAGCAGATCAATGCGTTTTGCATGCTCTGTAGCCGTGATCACGCCCTGCCGCAGGCTATCATCCGCAACCCGCGCCGCCTTCTGATAGCGGTCTAGCATGCGGGCGCCTTCGTCGACCGCAAGCGTCTGCCGCTTGTAGGCTTCAGCCGCCGACAGTTGCCGCTTGGACGACATGTCGGTGACGGTCGCGGTAGCTGCACTCGCCTTTGCAACGGCCTCCTGCGCCGCCGCCAGCTTGTTCAGCGAGGCGGCGGCCGGGTCAATGCCCTGCGCCGATCCGACAATCGTGATTTTGCGGATCGTTTCGAGTGAAACAGCCATGATTTATGTTTTCGATTCTCGCTCGCGTCGATCCCGCCGTTCTTGATCGGCCTTCGCTTTTTCGTTCAGATAGATGAGATATTCAGCGTCCATTTCGAGAATGATGGTCACGAACTGATCAAAGTCCGTACCTGCGATATCGTATCGCGACGCATAGCGCTCGATCGCCGTGAAGTAGATACGCCCGGCGCCGCCCATGTCGCCATAGTGCCGGTCATCCCGCAGCGTTTGCCACGCCATATAATAGCAGCCAGACCATGGCGGCCATTCAGCCTCCTGCGGGCGATTGATTTCGTGCTGCCGGTTCTCGAACAGAGCGGCTGCGTCCGGTTCCTCGTCAATGAGATCGGCTAGAAACTCGTCTGTGCCCCTGCGCTCTAGCTCGTAGCGGAGGGCGCATCGGAGTTTTTTACGGCGTCGACCGTGAATTCTGCGTCGCGCTCACCGACGCGGGTGGCCGCCCAGATCACCTGTTGCTCAAGATCGACATACTCGCGGTTGCTGAGATATTCGAGGCCGACATCCGGCGTCCATTCGACCGGAGCTTCCGGATTGCCATCCACGATGCCGTCCCATCCCCGCAGGAGATGCCTGGCGACGAGCTTGCCCAACGCCGGCTCCATTTCCGGGGACGTGGGCAGACGGCCGAGCTGCCGCGCGAGCTTCTGAACGAGCATCTCGCGCGCGATCTGATAGTCGCGGCTATAGATGGAGCGCGTCTTGAAGCGCACGCCGGTCCATTCGGGAATGTCGACCCATTCCCCGTCGTTAGATAGTTCGCGTTTGATGGAGGAGAGCTTGAGAGCCATTTTGGTGTTACCTTTGGGGAAAAGGGAATGGCGAGGCAACGTCCCACAACGTCGCCTCGCCGGGCGTGCGCACGCACCTCCGCCCCGAACACCAATCCGGGGCGAAGGCAGTACACCCCGGCGTGTGGGCGCCGGGGTCAGCAATGTGGGATTTCAAATCTCAAAGTACTCGATGCGATCGAGCTGCACCTGCTTCTGGGTCAAAACGGTGTCGATCGAGGCATCGAAGTCGAAGCTAGCCATCACGTCGGTGTTCTTGCCGGTGGCTTGCGGATTGCCGCCGCCCTTCAGAAGCACGCGCGGGAATTGCCAGATCAGCGCTTGGTTGTTCTTGGTGACACGGCTGTTGATGGCGGTGACCGTCCCGTTGAAGAACTTCGCCAGCGTGGCATTGCTGCCGAAGTAGGTATTGATCGTGCCGGACACCTTGCACTCGCCGGAGTTCACGCCGACCGGCGATGCCGAGTCGACCGCTTCCAGCGCGCGGTTGTTGTTGTTGATGGAAAACTTCAATTCCTTCGCCCAATTCGGCGCAGTCAGAGTTGTTCCAGCTTCGGCGATACGCCCGACGTTTGCGTTTCCGGCCATGACTTGCCCGGTGGTTGGTGCATCAACGGGGGTGTCAAGTGCGACCGTCCCCTGCGATCCACCCATGCCGATGAAGTTGATCGCGCCCGTGATCTTGTTCCTCGACGACATGGTGATTTCATAGCTGTTCACCACCATGCCGGTGTTGACGATGTAGGTCGGAACTGTCTGATCCATGAAGCCGCGCTCGATCGTGAGCGAAATCTGCGTGATGCCGTTTTGGATGTAGTCTCCGAACCATACCTTGATGGTCTTGCCGGTGCCGGCGTCAATGGTCCAGCCGGCCGGCAGGTTGTCGAGCGGGATCGACGTTGCCGTGATGGTGCCCGAGATGCGGACCCAATCATTGTTGGCGGCGGTCGCGAACTTGTCACCAGCCGCCGTGCCGCCAATCTTCAACCACATGCCGGGCAGCAGACCGAGCGTTGTGAAGTTGAGTGCGGTCGAGGTGAGAGAACTTGCCGCTGCGGTAATGTCGGCCGAGGCGCCAGAAAAGCCTACGACCTTGAGCCGTGCCGTGCCGGGAGGCGCCGCCTCCGCAGTCAGCGAGAGTGCGGTTCCGACGACGGTGGTGGCAGTCGACGAAGCCACCCGAAAGACCTGGTTGTTAGCGGCATTAGTGAAACCGGAGGCCTTAGCCAACATACCAACGACCGCGGCGGTGCCGCCGGAAACCACCGCATAGGTATTTGCCACCGTGCCGGCGTCGGTGATCACGCTGTCGGCCACGCCGTCATTATCAAAGACCGGCGTGTTGACCCACAAGGAATAAAACGCCGAACGAAGCATGTCCGATTCCGGCGAGTTGTCGACCGGATACGACATCTCGATATTGATGCCGCCCGTCGAGGACTGCATCACCTTGATCGAATCACCGAGCATGCGGTCAGCGCGAATTTCGTCGGAGTCGACGTAGTCCACCCCAAACTGCAGAGACTCTCCCGTGAATCGGGCGCTACGCATGCGCGGCGTGGTCGGCGTGATGCCGAGCGTGGTTTCTCTGACCGTTGTCAGTTGGACGCGGTTGGCAGTGCCCATCAGACGGGCTCCTTCTCATTGGGAATGGCGCGTCTCACGACGGGCCGAGTGCGGTGCCCACTCCGCGTTTGGGCAGACGAAAACTGTCGTCGGCGATCAGTCGTGGTCGAACTCAGACGGCTGCACCGCCTCTGCCGGTTCGGCTGCCGGTTCGGCCGCCGTTTCCGCAATCATCCCGCGCTCTTTTAGCTCAGCAAAGCTGACCAGATTGTCCCAGATGATATCTGCAGGCGTGATCGGATCGCCGACCTTGAACCGACGGTTCAGCGTTTTGAATGGCTTCACAACAGTGTGCATGGTCTTCCCTTCTCGTTTAGGCTTGGACTCGTCTCCATTCGATATCGACCGGGATCACGAAATAATTCCCGGCATACTTATCGCTCCTGTTGCCTTCGCCGATCGAAGCATCAAGGAATTCAAGATTGCCGTTGAGGAGCGTCAGGCCACGAAAGAGATCGCAGAGGCTCTTCGCGTAGGTGCGCGCCGTTCGCGACCCCGTGTTGATTTCCACCAGCACGTCGAAAAACACCAATCCATCTTCATCCCAGCGATTGGTCGCCTGGGTCGGCGCACCAATCGATTCCTGTCCGTAGGTGCGGCCGGTGAAACTCACCTCGACGAATGGCACTGGCGGGCTCGGCGGCAGCGTCGTGCCGTCCGTGGCCTTTTGATCGTTCTCGAGCGAAAGCAGAGTCGCGGTCCAGTTCGCGATCAGGAAATCCTCGATCGCTGCGGAGACGGCGCCGGAAGCCATGCGATTACCTTGGAAGCCTGACCAATATCGACGGCACTTTCGTCAGCCACGCGGTATGCCGAGCTTGGTTCCCGCCGCGCACCCTGTGTGCAAGCCGTCGCGCGCTCGCGGTATGCGCCCAGTCAAAAATACCGCCCCCAAGCGGCGCGTCATATGCAAACGTAATCTTGGCGCTGTTGCCGAACTTGGCACTCGCCTGCCGCGCCGTGACTTGATAGACGCCAGCCGGCGCTTGCCGCGACGACGGCGGACGACCGGACGCCCCTTCAATCTTGCGCGCATATGCGGTGGTGTTCAAAAACACATACTTCTCAGCGGCCGGAATCACGCCGCCAATATCGACCTCGACCCCATCCGCAAATAACGTGTGACTGTTGCCATACCGTCCACTTAATTTCGGCGACTTTCGTTTGAGTTCGTCGGAAATCCAGATGAGCGCCTCTGCAATCAGATCGTATTCACGAACGATGACACCGTCCGGATGGACCGATTCCAGCGCCGCCCCCTCACGTCCATCCACGAACGTATGACTCGGCGGGATGCGTCCGAGCACACGCCGATTTGTTTCGTCGGCATCGGCAAGGAAACTTCGGGCCGTTTCTGCAAACTCCCGGCTGCGCGCAGCCGGAGACAATAATTCGTCGATGATCAGATTGACGTCACGGTCGATCGGCTCGACGCGCGTTCTGACGGTTGCCACCGATCACCCCAGAACTCGCAACTCGATCCGCACCAAGACATTGTCATCGAGCCTGATTCCACCGCCCTCTTCAACTGAACAGATACCGCCATCGATGATGCACTTGTCACCTCTGTTCTTGCTCGGAATTCGCGGGTCTCCAGTTGCGTTTGGCGGCTGCCCACCGGGCCATTGCGCACGATTGATCTGCGTTGGCGAAAGGATCACCTTGCGCTGACGCTGCTGAATATTTGGGATCAAGTCTTGAGCTGCATAGCCTCGCACGAAAGCTTTAACGGTTACGTCATTAAAAATCTGGCTTGTCGTTCCGACGACGCGCCGCAGGATGATATCCTGGCCGTCTTCTGCCAGCGACAAATCCAGCTCGCGGATTTCATTATTAGCATGGGACGCCATCAATGCACCGATGCGCGGATACTCAGGTTGGTGTTCGTATAGGTGCCGGTCGATGTGATGACGGCGCGCAAGCGATCACCGAGCAGGCCGTTGTTCACCCCTGTTGCCACAAGCGCTGCATAGTCCACCATCGCAGCCGCAGCATTATTTTCCAAGACGCAGCGCGTTTTGACGGCTGTATTGGTGTAGGTCTTGAGCGAGATATCAAGCCAGGTGTTGCCGTCGTCGAAGCTTGTCTGCACCAGCGCGCTGATAGTCCCGCCGCCGGTTCCGCCGATCAGCTCGAATAGCAGATTGGCCGCCGCCATGCCGTCAAGATCAACAATCGGCGTCTGCGCGGAATTGGTCAGCGCCGTGGTGATTGCGAGCGTGCATAGGTCGTAGGTGCCGGGATTAACCATCAGCATGCCGTCCTATTTGTGTAGGGGTCGAGCAACCCGGCTATTTCGATCGGAAGCACCGTCTTTGCTTCGTTCGGTATCCACCACTCATAGGACGAGATGCCCTCCGTGGTCTTGCTCTTGAGATTGGGATCGCGACTGGAATCCGCTCGCATGTCCCGAACGATCGCGATCACAGCGCGCTCGATATCGCGCGGCAGCGTTTGCAATGGTTGATAGCCTGCAGTGTAGGCGACGACAATTGACTTGGTTGCGGTCCAGTCGGTTCGGAATCCGGAGCCGTCGTTTCTGTAGAGATGCCCGGGCTCGGCATTGAGATCATAATCGGTCGTTCCCAGAGCGGCATCGTCAACAGTGACGCTAGCAATAGCGGTTACCGGCTTGCGTGCCAGAATCAAAAACGGAGACGGGCTTCCCCATCTGTCGGGCCGGAACGTTTCGGTCACCGTTTCCAGACCAAACACGCGGCGGCAGTAAGTCGATGCAATCGCGGATGCGTCCGATATCCAACGCGCTAGATTTGCGTTCTCATCATTGCCGGTGATTCCGAATTCGGCCTTGACCGTCGCAAGGATGGTCAGATCGGTGCTTACTGCCGGTGTTGTCACGCTAAGAATTGACTGCATTACCGCGACCCCGCTGCAGGTTCCTTAGCACGCGGCTGCGCCAGAGAACTATTTGCCCGCCCACCCGCTGGAGCGATTGAACGTCTCGCCAGAGACGGTGATCCGACGGCGCGCGAGGTGGCCACTGTGTTCCTGCCGCGTCGTGTCGCCAGATAGGTTATCTCCGCCGTGGGCTGTGCGATCGCGGCTTCGCCGATAAGCGCAACTTGCAAGACGCCGATCGACTGCGAGGCACTAGCGGAAAGCGTTACACTCGAGGCCGCCGACGAACCGATTGCCAGCGTCTGCGCGGCTGCGCCCGAGATAACGCCGCTTGAAGAAGCGATTGCCGATTGCGCAACGCCGACCGATTGAGATGCGGCCGCAGCCACCACCCCCACGGCGGTTGCCGATTGCGCAACGCCGACCGATTGAGATGCGGCCGCAGCCACCACCCCCACGGCCACGCTCGACTGTGCAACAGCCAGAGACTGGGTGGCGACTCCGGAAACGGCGCCGCTTGTTACGGCGACACTCGACTGTGCAATGGACAGAGACTGGCCAGCAGAAGCGCTGGCCGGCGCTACCGCTGCGGCCGTCTGGGCGATGCTGAGCGGCTGCGCAGCAGCAGCATTAACAAGGACAGCAGCCGCTGCCGCTTCGCCTACGGCCAGCGATTGATTGGCTGTCGCTGCAACGATGACCGCGGCTGCTGCCGATTGCCCCACGGCCAGGGACTGATTGACTGACGCCGCGACCGTCGCCGTAGCGGCCGATACTTGGCTAATGCCGAGAGCTTGCGCAGCAACTGCTGTGGCAGGCGCGAGAGCGACCGCAGACTGGCTAACGGCTAGCGATTGAGACGCCGCACTCGCAATGACCTCAACCGCGACCGCACTCTGCGACACCGCCAGAGCTTGAGACGCCGTGCACGCGATGACATCAACCGCAGCGGCGGCCTGTGACACCGCCAGCGACTGAACAGCCGACGCCGAGATGGTGACAACACCAGCGGCGCTCGGAGGTCGTAGCCGGATGTCGTCCGGATCTGCGTCGCTCGGAACCGGCCAGAGAACTACATCATTACCGGCCGTATTTACCGGGTAGTCCTCGACCGCCGCAATTGCGCCCGCGGAGATAGCGCCGATTCCTAGCATGGCTGCTTAGACCTGCACTGGAGTCAACGTGTCGACTGTCGTTCCTGCTAGCGGTTCGGCCGAATGGTAAGCGACGATGAAGAACGGGCCGCCAACCATCATTGACGTTGACCAGTTGCCGCTCGCGTCCGCAATAAGTTCGCGCACGAGCGATCGATCCTCGGTTCTAAAAATAAATATGCGGCAGTTACCTAATATCGCGCCCGTGCTGTCGCGGGTCACGCCCGACATCTGCATGTTGAGCGTGCCGTCCTCTTCCTTCCATAAGGCTGCGTCTTCAAGATGCTGTGCACGGGTATCGATGTTCCACAGCGCAAACGTCTTGGCGAAATTCACGCCGGGATTTCCGATGCTGGGACGCAACTTCACTTTGCCTTGCCCGCCATCAAGCGTGTCGGCGGAAAACAGAACGCCGGGATTCCCCATGTTCGGCGCCACCACATAACCTGGCGGCGCCTTCGTGAGGTTCTTGGCCTGGAGCTTCCAACCCCGCTGCGGTGCCGGGAATGCGATCGGCATGTCAGGTATCGATCAGAAATTGTGTGATCCCCGGCATGCTCACATCAACGCCGATGATGTTCGAATACATGAGCCTTTCCGAAAGCTCTGAGTTGCACGGACAGCGTATCCGAAAAACCGTCGAGATGGCCGCAAGCCGAATCGTGAAAGTCGTCCCACCGTCGAATGTATCCAGGACTGTTGCTAGACTCAGGATCGCATTGAGCACCGGATCGCTCGGTGCTGATACCAACAACTTGGCGGTCTGGCTTGCCAGTTGCGCCGCGGTTATTAGATCTAAGACGATCATGCCAGTTAGCGGGTAGTCCTCGACCGCCGAAATTGCGCTAGTGGATAAAGCGCAGATTCCTAGCATGGCGCCGCTTAGACCTGCACTGACTCAGGATGAGCGCCGGATTGCTCGGTGCTGATACCAGCCACGGCGGCGGTCTGGCTTGCCAGTTGCGCCGCGGTTATTAGATGATCTGAGACGATCATGTCAGTTCGTCACGTCGACGGCGTACGAATGCACCGTCATCGATCCAGTGGCTGCCGTTTGCGTGAAGAACACGTCCACGGCGCTCGCGGCCGTATTGTCCATGCCGGCACCGAGAGCAGGCGCCGTGTTCCATGGTAGCGTTGCCGTCAGCACGCCTTTCGGTGCCGTCGCAGGGACGCCAAGAATATCCTCGCTAATGAATGTCGCCTTGGTCGGAAAGAACGTCGTTAATGTCGTCGCGCCGACCGCGCGGCATGTCAGCTCCACGTCCAGAAACCAGGGGACGTTTGTGTGGCCCGCAATGCTGTCGAGAAGAATAGCGAGGCTGTCAAAGACGATCGTTGTTCCTGCCGAGCCCATGCAAATGTCGAAGCGCGCTGTGCCGGGCGTGGTAATCAGGCTTGTGATGCGGCCGGACATCGTGAACTTGATGCGTCGACCGACATAGAAAAAGTTGTTTGGCAGAATGATCCTGTTTGCGGTCGGAATGCACGATGCGCGCGCCGCGGCAGTCAGCGGCGGCCCGTCAGTTACTGAGGAGACGATGTTTTCCCAAGACATGGATTATCCTCTATCAAATGGTTTACTTAGGCGTGTCCAGCCATATTGATCGTCCAGGACGTGATCTTCACATCCTGGCCTGCCGTCACCACCGTGTTGTCGACGGTCATGTCGCCACCGCCACCCGTCGCAGTGATAGAGCCCTGCATGTGGCATGTCGTTCCGTCAGATGCATAGACACGGTAATGTGCGAGCGTCCCGGCGTTGTCGGCCGAAGGATCGTCCAGCGGCGTCGAGGAGAATGACTTCGAGCCCGATGATGCGGCTGCCATCCAATCCGACGCAAGCGTGAAACTGGCCACGACAGTGCCACTATCGGCCGCAGCGCAAGTGGCTGGCTGTGCGCCAGTCTTGAGCTTCACGACAGCCGAGACGCCAGTCGCAGTTTCAATTGCGTCCAACATCGCATTTCGTACTGCGACTGAGAGCTGGATCGTCATTTTATTTTACCTTGTTTCACCGTGATAACGGTCAAAGAATTCGCGCACGTTGAGCGTAGGCCCGGCAGTGCCATCGCTCATCATTGGGATTGCTTCATATCCATCGCACACCCAATCCACGATCACCGGACCAGGCGGCCCTTGCTTGCCTTGCGTGCCAGACTCTCCGCGGTCTCCGCGCTCGCCTTTGTCTCCGCGCTTCCCCTGCTTTGCAGATAGCGCCCAGCCGTCGCCGATACCTGGCGTGCCCGGATTGTCCCGCCGGGCTCGCCATTCGCAGCCGCCATATGCAACCAAGTCGAGCACTTTGTATGAACTCGCCTCATCAAAGAGCCCGCGCACGTCGCCGACGGGAGCGTCCTTGCCCTTAGCTGCGACCACCGACCAATCCTCATGCGGCGGCATCTCTGCGGTGTCGCGCTTGGCGCAAAAGGTTGCCCCCTCATGAGTGACGAGTGCGCTCTCATAGTGGATGCCGCGGGTCCATTCTTTGGGGGCCGCAAACTTGCCGATCGGGCCCTCGAGACCGCGCTCACCGCGGTCACCCTGCAACCCAGGGTCACCCTTCTCGCCGCGCACGCTTTCACCGGGCGCGCCGGGCGGGCCGGGGGGCCCGATGATCGCCTCGCCGGCGGCACCGCGCTCACCAGGGCTCCCCTGCGGCCCCGGGTCACCCTTATCGCCGCGTACGCTTTCGCCAGGCTCGCCGGGCGGGCCGGGGGGCCCGATGATCGCCTCGCCGGCGGCACCGCGCTCACCAGGGCTCCCCTGCGGCCCCGGGTC